GGAAGGGTAACACCTTCTCTCGGTAAGAAAGCCTTATCGGCTAGTCTTAACGATGTAGAACTCAATTGTTCTTGATTGTTTTCTGCATCTTTAGGGTTAGTCCCCACGCGCCATATAGACGCGGCATCGGCTTTCGGAGTGTGAATTTAGAGAAATCTTTTCTACTCGATCTATGTCGTACCGTGTTGGGTCGCCCATAGGTAGACCTTTTTAGGATTAAAATTCTAGTATTATTTTTGAGACTAGAGGGGTGATTCTAAGGAGAATCTATAATATGGGTGAAACCCAAGGAGTTAGACTTCCGCCTTCTATGGCTACCTGCGGCCCTCTTAGGATGAATTTCCTAAGCGGAAACCGAAGTTAATTGTCTATAATATAATAAACACCATGGCACAATCTAAATTTACAATTGGCAGCTTATTCTCAGCTGACCGACTGAAATCTCGGTTGCGACAGGTGCAAAAGACGATTAATGGTATGATCCAAGGAAACTTGGGTCGCCCACTACTGAAGGTATTGCTTTATTTTCCTTCGGTATTGGGTATTAAGTCTACTATTTATGTGGTCAAGGTCCTGTTGGTATTCGCGGCATCGGTCCATCGTCTGTGGAAGGCGAGTGGTATGCGCTATGTGGTAATCTACCTCAAAGCGTGTCACACACTCCTCCAACAGGCGGTGGCCGGACAGCGACTTTCCGATACAGGCTCATTGGGGGCCCGTGTCAAGCGGACGAGAGGGGGAGGTTTACCCTCTCTCATTCCTTCTCAACATCGTGCAGAAGTACGCAAGGGTAACAAGATGATAATACGTCTCTGGTTATCCCTCTTCTCGATATATCGAGTAATCGATATTCCGGGGAGAGTGAAACTGAGCACCATATTAGATCCTTATTCAGGTGAGACGGTTATACTACCAGAGTTTTCGAACTTTGTTGGGAAATTTTATCAGTTGGTTAAGACTCTATTTACGGTGCCCGGTTCCATTACGGACGCTCTGTACGATGGGGCACTAGACTTCATGAAGTCGCTTCGAGCGAAGCCCTTCCTGGTGTCTGCTGCCAGTCCCGTACTTTCCGGCAAAATGGTGAAGTGGTTATCCACTTCTCCGGTTGCCATCTTGTTGAGCGTTCGAGTGTGGAATGACGAACATAATGCTCCGTTGAAGGAACTTCTTCGGAATTATTGTGTTATGACAGGAAACATTTGGATACTAAATCGTATGGAACTCTGGGCCAAGGGCCCGAGGGACGTGCGAGACAAGAAGACAACTGTGACCGCCAGAGGTGAGATCATCTCTGGGGGTACAGACCTGATGGAATGGCTTCCACAGGTAGGTAAGAAGGTGGGTTCTACATGGAACCATTTTCTCGGAAAGTTGGGATTCAAGAAGGAAGCCGCGGGGAAAGTTCGTGTTTTCGCAATGGTGGATTGCTTTACGCAGTGGCTGATGGAGCCTCTACATAAAGCAATTTTCCTAGTATTGCGGGTTATTCCGCAAGACGGTACACATGATCAAGTAAAACCGCTTGATCGTCTGATAGAACGCCAGCGTAAGCTCCGGGAGACCGGGGAACGACCTGGGGTGGTGAGAAGCAAGCCTCTCCCATCTCGGATCCGACCTCGACTCCGGGCGTCTACGTATGGCCTCTTCTCTTTCGATTTGTCCGCGGCGACGGATCGATTACCGTTAGTGTTCCAGAAGGTTCTTCTATCCCCTATCTTAACAAGTTGGGGGGCAGAAGTTTGGGGCTGCCTGTTGGTCGCCCGTGACTACTTGTTCTCCCGAAAGGATGAACTAGGGTTACGGGGCGGATCGGTTAAGTACTCTACCGGTCAACCAATGGGGGCTTTATCTTCTTGGGCCATGCTAGCGTTAACACACCACTGCATAGTGCAGTGGGCGTGGTACCGCGTATGCCAACGGGGCCATGGAATATGGACTTGGTACCAGGATTACGCCGTCCTTGGAGATGACGTCGTGATTTTGGGAGACTTGGTAGCACGAGAGTATGTGAAATTAATGACTGCGCTAGGCGTGGAAATTTCTATGCACAAATCTCTTGTGTCGAAGTCTGGTTTGGGACTCGAATTCGCTAAGCGAACTTTCCTGAGAGGAGAGGACGTCAGCGCGGTACCTCTGGCCGAGGTCCTTGTTGCTCGCAATAATATGCCTGCACTCATGGAACTCGTCCGGAAGTACCGAATGACTTTGGGACAGTATCTGTCTTTCCTGAAGTTTGGTTATAGAGCCAAGGGGGGATCAACTGGTCACCTTTGGAGAATCTCGAAGAGACTTCGAAACTACCTTGTAGCTTTCTACTCTCCAGCAATGCCTCGTTCCCCAGGCCTTGTTCAATGGTTATCTATGCGCACAATAGGTAGCTTTTACAAGGTCTCGGCGACGAAGATTGCTGCCCTTCTCAACCAGCTGGTCCAGAATGAGCGAAAAGCTCTTCTGGATCTGCTGGATAGATATGCCCCTCTAGTCGCGGAAGCGCGGCGACTGGGAACTGTCTATCGAGATCGGGAGCATTATGGGACCTCGTCCCGGGATGCAACTCGAACATATTTCCATCCTGGTATGTCCATAGACGTCCCTCAAGACGTCGTGGATAGCCTGAATGAAACTGTGTATCGAGAGGCATTTCTGGATACGGTAACCGATGCCAGAGATTTGAGAGCCTTGGTGGAAGGTTTAGAGGTTGGGGAGCTCTCCACCCTTGAAGACCTTTGGGATCGAATCGCAAAACTGCGAGACGATCTTAGTGCACTTCCGTTACCTCGTTCGCTTCATGTGGCTGCTGGAATTAAACCAGTAAGTGTCATATCAAGTGATTTGGGGCGATGGAACCTGTACTCACGCATATTCCGTTCCACAAAATCCTAGTAGTTCTAGGAACTGTATCCTCATACTAAAGACTAGCGACGTGGTGCTCGATCGGTCCTAACGGACTTCGACCGCGCTACCAGGACGGCATTACTGGACGGTACCCATTACAGGGTCGTCTGAAGCCTTCGTAGGCTAAGGCTCTCAAGAAGGATAAAGACTTATTGTTTTTGTCTCTATAAACCCGTTGTCATGCACATGTGGCATGGTGTAGGCGTCTTCTATGAAAGTCTGTGACAGCATATGCGTCAGTCTTTAGGAGGATGGTAAGGCCCCCAGGAATGGGGGTCCGGCCTTCCAAATACAGTATAGTAGCTTAACCTAAGGCTAAGCCATGAACCTATTAATACGGGGATTGGGGACTTAGTCCGAATATTTTCGAACTGCATCTGAGCATCGCTCGGACCGGAATATGCCCTTCGGGGCCAAGGTGGGATTCTGTAGTAACATTGAGTTTATTAAATAGACAAGATGTGGACCTACGGTTTTTCACCGTGGTGGTCGGATTCCATAGCAAGGAGCTATGGGTCCGCCCACCGGGGGCCGGT